GAACCAGCGTTGATGGTACCAGCAGCAGACGCAGAGCTCAAGGCAGCCTCAGCACCGGAACCGGTACCAGCCGGCACAGCCTCAATCATAGCGGTCTCGAGGTAGTCGTCGAAGCGGAGACGGGTCTCGTGCTCGGACTTCAGGTACCACAGGTAGCCCGTAGCGCCGTTCTCGGTCGTGACCTCAATCCATCCAATCTGAGCCATGTCGGAACCAGACACAGCGTACTTGTCCTTCAGGATGATGGGCTTGTTGTCGAAGATGACGTCGTCAGCCTCGAGAGAGCCAACCATTCCGTTGGTGCCCTTCTTGAACTCGGAACCGTAAATCATCACGGTACAATCAACAGCGGCAGCAACAGCCTGACCAGTAGCCTCGTAGTAGGCCACGTCGAAAGTTCCGGCAGCGGTATCCACAGCAGTTACAACAGCCTTGTTGGAGAGGCCGCTTGCTGCGGTGTTGTCGGTGATGAACACCGTCTGACCCACGCGGATGGAAATGCCTCCAGTACCGGGGGTAAGGGTGTCGTTTACCGTCCACGTAGCCGTGTTGGCGGCGGCGGCGGCGGCAGACGTGCAGTCGACGTACTTGGTGTGCAGACGCCCCTGCTCCGCCCACTTAATCATGTCGGAGTTGGTAGGCATCTCAGCACCAACCATGCGGAGGAAGCCAGACACAGTCCGGTTGCCGTAACGCTCGAACTCCTTCTCGTAAGTATCAGGGAGATACTGGTTGAGGAAGTCGAAGTTGGTGATGTAGTTGGTAGAGAGAGCTACCTGCTCGGAACTGGGTTGCAAATCGAACCCGGGTGTGGCTTGCAATGAACCTGCCATGTTTTCTGTTTTCTAAGAGTTAGGTGGTGCGCCGCGTCTTAATCTTCAAGCCTCGGCCTGAATCTTGATTGACGGCACGGATTTTCAATCCTCCCTTCGTCGTAGACTGTGGTGCCGCACGCTCAGACATGTTGATGTTTTTAGTCTTGCGCATGACATCGTCCACGGCATTAGCTTGCCCCTGCTCATAGAAGAACTGGGCAAACTTCTCGGGATTCATGGCGACAGCCAAAGACTTATGGTATCCCGCAGCGTCCTTGACGAGGCCCTTGTCATCCAGATACTTGTTCAACCAAGCCTCCGGAGTCTGTTGGAGCTTCTTCAATTCAGTGCGGTCACCGGGAGTGTACACGTAGGATTTGTTGTCGATGCTGAACTCAAAACCTTTGAATCCATCGGAGAAGACCTCATTCGTCTTCTCGTCAAACCACTCTTTCCTGCGCTTCTGTTCCTCTTGGTACGTCTTCGCCTGTTCAACGTATTGCTTGTACGCTTGGTACTCCTCGGAGTCTTCCAGAGACGCGGCACCCCTTGACTCAAGAGGGGCCTGATACTTCTCCTTCTGCTCTTCGAAGTATTTCTTCGCTTTAGCAATCGCTTTCTTTTTGGCCAGCTTGGCCTTCTTGATGTCGGCCTCGTCGTCGAGGTCTTCATCGTATGTGTACTCCTCCATCATCATGTCCACGTCCTCAGAGTCGAGGCCGTCTTCAGTGAGAAGGAGATATTCTTTCAGCAGGGCGTCGCCGTTGACTTCGTCAAGGTTGCGGTTGACTTTCATGAAGTCCTCCAAGCCGCGACCCGTCTCCTGCTTGAACTTGTAGTAAGCCGCCACGTCCTCGGGCAGCTCGGGCGCCGTTTCCCTCGCCTCTGCCAACTCATCTAGAGAGGCAATCTCTCGACCGTAACGCTCGCTCAAAAAAGAACGCACGTCATCTTCGGAGAGCCCGGCTGGCTCTTCGACAGTTTCTTCCTGAACAGGCTGCTCGTCAGTCTGCTCTGCCTCATGCTTCTCAAGGAGCTCCTGCTCCACCTCTTGGGTAGACTTGGATTCAACCTCGTTCACTTCACGGACTTTGATTTCCATTGCTGTAAAATTATATTATTTATCTCGGACTAAATTCTGCCAAGTCGAAGCCGTCCAAGCTGTCTTCATTCGACTCGAAATTCATTGGAGGCAAGTTGTTCTTCCGCTGGTCAATCAACTTACTCTGCTCAGTATTCTGTTGGCTGATGCGCTTGGACTTGGCGTCTTCGCGCTTGTCCTCACGGGCCTGCAAGCCCTGCTCTTGGATGCCAGCAATCTGCATCTGGTACTGGAACTCGCGTTCCATAAGCTGTGCCTTGAGCTGCGCCTCGGCCTGCATCTTCTCAATCTCAAATGCAATCTCGGCCTGCTTGACCTGCATCTTGCCCTGCGACTCAGCCTGAATCTTTTGCATGGCCGTCTGCGCAGCCAACTGCTGTGACTGCATATTGGCCTGCTGCTGCATAGCCTGCTGCTGCAACGCCATCTGCTCCTCGCGCTCCTGCTTGGCAATGCGCTTGACCTTCAGCAACTGGTTCGCAAGCTTAATATTCTTCAGCTCACGAATGTCGATGGCGTCCTCGAGGTTGATGTCGCCCTTGCTCAAAGCCATTTGGATATTGGCCTCAAGCTGCGCACGCTGCTCTTCGTCAGGTGCGACCTCGATGAAGATGCCAAAGTCGTAGATGTACAGGTCGTTAATCTCACCGAGGATACTGACGTTGTACTTGCCAATCTGGTTCGCGAACTCCTCCTTGAAGTCAGCGTACTCAAGGATATCGCTGATGCGGTACGTCAAAGCCTCAGCCAAAGACCGGAACATATAGAGGCTGCCGTCCAGAATATGGCGGGTGGCCGTATTGCTGTTCGCCGCAGCCAGCTTCTGCAATCCGACCAAACTGTGAGGGTCGGGGGTACTCCCGTCACGGGCCTCGTTGAGACCTGTAACGTCACGAATCATTTGCAGGTAATGATTCATATTCCCAATCAGCATCTGCGTCTTGGCAGCACCACTATTGGAAGACAACTCCTGAATGGGAACCTTACCGTGGTTGAACTCTCCGTCCTGAGTGAACGAGCGACCAATGACACTACCGGTTTGGAAATAGAGCCGTAGAGCGTCCTCGGGATTGTATGCGCTACCCGTACCAAGGTCGACCTCGTTGAGGCCGTCAGCGTCGATGTATACGCCGTCAGGTACCGTCCTCGCAATAACCTGCTGGAGCTTGAGGTGCGTAATCTGAATGAGGTCCGCGAACGGAACCATGCGGCGGACCAAAGACTCGATGACGCCCTTGTACATCCGTGGTGCCGTAGCCACATAGTTGGGCAACGCATGCTGAGAAGCAGACTTCGGACGGACCATATTCTCCGCCACCTCCCACTTCAACAGAATGTTGGTGCCCATAACCATGATGCCCTCGTACCAGACGTCGATGGTCTTCTCAACTTTCTCGAAGTTGCCCTCCTCCATCATCTCGTCCGGCGGATTGAACTGGTCGTCCTTTTCAATCATCCGGGCCCCGTCGCCGTCGAGCTTCTTCTTCTTGTAGACAATCTTCTTGGTTGTCTTGTAGTTGAAGTACATCAGCGTAGCCACGTCACGATAGAACATATCGTTCTCGTAGAACTGGGCCACGTTGTAGTAGTCGTACCAACTCTGGCTGTACTTGCTGATTTGCTCCAAGTCCTCGTTGGTGAGGCTCGGGTCAATCTTCATCAGCTCAGTGATGGGCAAAGTCTTAATCTCACCCCAGTAGAAGCAGTCCTTAAACTGCGGGTCCTCGGTGTAGCTGTACACCACATTGGCAGGGTCGACGTACGAAAGCTGTACGCCAGCGCCGGGCAAGAACTCGTGCTTGGCCACGCTGATGCCCAACACCGTCAGGTCGTAGTCGAGGCGCTTGCGGATGTCCGTATAGTGGTTCTCCTCAAGGATGGTGTTGATGGCCTCCTCCTCAGCAATTTCAATGGCAGGCTTGTAGTTGAGCTGCATGTACAAACTCAACTCCTCGTCCGTACTCGGCAAGTCCGCCGGGTCCATAGTGAACGGGTCTACGCCCGTCTTCTGCTGGATAAGCTCGAGGACAGGCTTGGCCACCATCTGACCCTCAATCATATCCTGATACTTGCTGCGCTTGGATTGCGAAAGCGCGTCCTGAGCGTACGCCTTAACCTTAAATCCTCGCTCGGACATGCCGTTGACGACGATGTCGACGAACTTAGGAAGGATGGGTACCGGAGTCCAGTCCAGATTCAAGTAGGACAAATCCCCGTCGACAGCAAGCTCGTTCTTATACTTCCCGATGTTCTGCTCGCCA